AAACTTGACAATCTGGGCGAAAAACTCAAGATCGCCATGGCAGAATACGCAAAGGAAGCATGGGGTATGACACCTGTAATTGATGAGAGGGAGGATTTGCGTGGGGTTGTCGAGGCGGCGCATGACGCTGTGGATCAATGGAGCGGTGCTGTTGAGAGTGGTAAAGAGTGAGCGCAGCTTATAAATGCGATTGGTGTGGCGAATTTTACGAACAGGGTTTCAAAGGTCTCTGGAAAAAAACCTTGATGCAGGGAAGAAAGCAGTTTGATATTGATTTAAAAGTTTCCAAGAACCCGCATCTTTGCCCGAATTGCTGGGTTAAGTTCTGTAAATTGTTATTTGATGACCTTAAAACGAGTTACGTCCATAGGGAAAACCCAAAATCGAAAATCTAAGCAAAAATGATCAACTCATAGTTAACATCGTCATGGCAAATCCGGGCATGACTAATACTCAAATATACGAGATGGCCGGGTTGGGTCAGGATGCTGGCAGGAGGTGTCTTAACAAGCCGGAGGTCAAGGCTGTATTGAGGGAATTGAGGGAGCAGATTGCCTTAGACACCCAGATTACGTTAAAGCGGGTCATGCTTGAGGAGTCCTGCGTGGCGTTTTGCGATCCGCTGGATTTATTTTCGGATGAAGGCACGATAATAGCTCCCCATGAGTTACCCGAGAGGGTTCGGAGAGCGATTTCAAGCGTAGAGATTATTGAAACCATTACGAAAGACGGAGAGAAACAGATAAGATACAAATACAAGTTCTGGGACAAGGGCAAGTCTTTGGAGCGCATTTCAAAGCATCTGGGTCTTTACGAGAAGGACAATGTGCAGAAGGGGGTTAGGATGTATTTTTTAAGGGCTGATGATGAGGCTGTGCCTGAGATCGAGAGTGTTCCTGACATGGTTGACGCTGAATTCACCGAACTTAAAGGCGACAAGCCGATTGCGCTGTTGGAGTAGCGTCTATATGTCACGATTAAACAAAGATATCATCTTTCAACTAAGCCCAACCCAAGACGCATTTATATATTCCGATGCGATTGTGAACCTGATTTATTCCAGCAAGGGGGAGGGCAAGACCTTTGGATCTGTGGCGGCACTGATAAAACACGCTGAAAGGTGTAAAAAAGACATCCGTGCAGCGATTGTTCGGGACACTCACACCAACATAAAGATTTCCACAGCGAGGTCTATTCAGGACGCACTTCCAATCGGTTCGTACAAGTTCAAGGACGATTACAAGCACCTGTCGATATTTTCAGAACCAAGGGTTGACATTGATTTATTCGGAATTGACGATCTAAACGCCGTGTCGAAACTTCAGGGACCGGAATATGCTGCGATTTGGCTTGAGGAACCCGCCCCGATTGCCGATGCCGACAACGCCGGACTATCCGAGGACGTTTTCAACGCTGCGTTAGCTTCGTGCGCTCGACAGACTGGAACAATTCCCAGACTTCAGATCAGCATGAACCCCGGCAATGAAGACCACTGGACGCATAGAAGGCTATTGGCTAATCTTGAAAAGAACGAAGACGGATTTTTCTTGCTTGACCCGCTTAACCCGCTGATTACATTGGCTGTATTTAGAATGCCAATCGGGGAGAACAAAAACCTTTCCAAGCTGGCGAGACAGGCAACGGCGGCGGCGTACCAGAACGATGCACAATCATATGCCAGATACGTTAAGGGAGAGTTCGCAAAGGTCTACCGGGGCAAGAGGGTCACACCGGACTACAATAAAGACGGTCGGCACTATTCAAAAGTCGAGTTGATTCCGGCAAACGGGCTTGTGGGGTTTCGGTTTTTTGACAGTTGGTCGAACCCTAGTTGCTGCCTTGGCCAGATTACCCACACCGGACGGTTGGTATTCATAGACACATGCCGAGTTTCGGAGTCCGATATAAGGACTTTAATTAAAACCCAAGTGAACCCCCTGTTAAACTCCCCAAAGTGGAAGGGCAGGTGCAAGGCGTGGCGAGACGGTGGTGATTTCTCGATGCGGCAACCCGACCAAAGCAATAAACAGGAAAGCGCAATGAAGGTCGTTGAGGACACTTTCGGCACGATCTTTGAATCCGGCCCCCAGAAATGGAATTTCATGAGAGACGGAATCATAAGGGTTTTGAATGACAACGTTAAGGGTTTGCCTGCTATTGTTGTGAGTAAGACTAATTTGTTATTGCACAACGCTTTGAGTGGTGACTGGCATTACAAGGTCGATAAGGCTGGGAACGTGGCTTCAGATGTTCCCGAAAAAACACCGGCCAGTCACATCGGGGATGCCTTTGCCAATGCGGTGAACGTGTTACTCCCCGGTATTATTATAAAAATGAACAAGCAAAAATGGGCTGAGACAAGCCGAAAGGTTAGAAACAGGGTGTCTAGTTATGGATGAAAGGAAGAATGGGTATTACTTTTTTAAATTTTTAGGTGACGATGAATGGACCATAGTTGACGTTCATGGGTCTAATGTGGGTCTATTTTATGATGCAGATGGATACGGGATATCCCATAAGCATTGGACAGAAGGTGAATGGGGCAACAGAATTGCACTTCCTCATGAGAATGATGACCTTTGTGGCGATTGTCTTAAACCGAAAGGTGATTTTGCGATATGCCCGGATGAGAAATGTCCTGGAAGATTATACGATAATTGTCAATGCCCAAATTGTGAAACAGTTCTTACTGGAAAGCATTTGGATTATTGTAAAAAATGTAAATCACATATTTGGATATAGGGTGTCTAGTTATGGGTAAACTCCAAACATCCGGCTACAAGAAATACTGGCCCCTGAGAGCCTTTGAGGGCAAGCGACCTGACGGCTCCAAGATAACGAGCGAGGTTTACCGTGACATGACCACTGGCGAGATACACCGGCCTATGGATAAGGACGGCAAGTTGGTCGGTTGGAACGGATCTCCACCGCCATTGCCTTCAGGTGAGAAGCCAGTCCAGAGCAACGATGAGAAGTACCTGAAAAATTATGATTTAATTAAATTTGACGGTGGGAAGTTGGTAAACGGCAAGTGGGTTAAGGGAGGTATTTCTGATAAATGAGCGACTTTTCAAAACAAATTTTAATCGCAATTGTTAGAATATTAAAACACGCTGCTGGCATTTTTGATAAAATTATAAGAGATAATAGTGGATAATTAAAGTTTTTAACTCATCGTTTCGATAAGATATTAAAGGACAATAAAAGTAAAATATAATTAATACCGAATTTCGCCCTTTCCGTTAGCGCGATATCCGTAGCAGAACTCAGCACTAAGCTCACTTCTGATGATGATTTCGATCATTGGATCTGGGCTTTTTTTATGGAAAAAACAAATATTTTCGACAAGATCAAGTCAAGTATAAGCGCACTTACCCGTCAAAAGCCCGAACAATTGGCCTTGGACGATCAGGAACTTTCAGAACGGGAAGATGCCGCCAAAAGATATTTCGGAGAAACCCCAGAACATTTCATTGCGTATGGTAATGATTGTATTAACACATCGGTTAAGTCCAACGAGGATCTTCGCAAGGCTCAAAAAGAGTGTTATTCCGTTTACAAAGAAGAAGCTCCCGCCAATTATGCCAGAAAAGAAGACTGGCAATCCAAGGTAATAATTCCCAAGCCTTTCGGTGCGGTTCAGACCGCCATGAGCGCGGTTAGAAAAGCGTTTTCCCCCAACTTTCTATCCATCCACAACGAAATAGACGAATTATCTGCAACGTTTTGGGAAAAAATGATGGTTCATCAATTGAACGAGGATCATGCCAATTTTTCCATAAAATTCACAGACGCAACTGGGATGGGTTTTGCGGTCGGTCAGTCCTTAGAGATGATTCCGACATGGCGATCAGGCAGGGGGCTTGATTATATCATGGTCGAACCCTGGAAGATTCACCGAGATCCCGATGCGGCTGCCCGTGATTCTCAATCCGGCATGTATTGGATTCATCAGGAATATCTCGACCTGTACCTTCTAAAAGAACTGGAAAAAACCGGAAAATACAGCGGGGTTGACAAGGCCGGAGAAAGTAGTTCCCAACCTCAGGATTCCGAACTGACCCGAGAGGAAATCGCAAAGCGCAAAGACAAGGTGTATCAGAGGTCGAAGTTTAGAAAGGCGTTACTTGTAAACGAGTTTTGGGGAACGATTCTCGACAGCAAGGGAAACATGTTGCTTCCGAGTTCCACATTTACGTTTGCCAATGACGCTGTAATAGAATCTCCCAGAGTTACGCCCTACGACACTTTAAGATGGCCGGGGATTTCGTTCAGCCCGATTCCAGATTTTCTCGCGTATGAGGGCAGGGGTCTTCTGCACGGCATACGATCTTTGTGGGCGTTTATCTGTAGTGTTCTGTGTCTTTACAACGACAACCTGAACTGGGTTGTCAATCCAATGACGGAGGTTGAACTAACGGCTCTGGTAGATCAGGACGACATCGACACCTACCCCGGCAAGACGTACCTCACCAGGGGTTCCATGCAGGGGCATCAAGTAGTTAGAACCGTTGAGAGAAAGGCGAAGACCTCCGATGTTTTATCGGTCGTAAAATATTATGAGGAACTGTTCGACGGAGGGACGTTTGTAACCCATGCCCTCAAGGGTCAGGTGGAAAAAAGAGAAATCACGGCGCGGGAAGCCGCCCAGCATTTAGAGCAATCAATGGGAGTGTTTGGCCTTATCGGTGAGAACATCGAACACGGTGCGATTCAATCCATTAAAGCCGGTATGGAAACTGTGGTTATCAACGCCGGGTTTGAAGACATCAGCGAAATCTTCGGGGAAGAGGCTTCTCAAAACTTCATAGATGAGTCCAGCGAAACCGGCATAACGCTCCCGAAGTTGAACGGTGGTTTTCACGTAAGCGGGTTATCGGCCATTCTCAAAGACAACGAAACTATGCGTAACATTCGTGAAGTTATTCTACCGCTTATGGAAGAGGGCCATCCCATTGCGAAATACTTACTGCCCTACCGGGTGTTGAAATCCATCGAGGAGCGAATCAACCTGCGCGATGAGGGTATTGTCGTTGACGAAAATAAGGCAAGAGAAATCGACGAGCAAGAACGAAAACGGCTGGACATGATAGCCCAGGAACAAGCGAACGCCATACGGCAGGAATCCGAAGAGAAAAGTCAGCTACACGCAGAGAAGATGTCAAAGATAGACAAGGAAAAAGAAAACCTGGACGTTAAACTTGTGACCGAAATTAACAAGGGCAAAGAAGATAAGGAAAACAAGAAGGAGAAAAAGAAAGATGCCAAGTAGTCCCCTGGGTGCGACTGGTTACGACATAGATATTGAAACTGGACAACCCGTAGGAGTCGAAAGAGATATCATTGCGAAGCGCAGACTTAGAAAGCTAACCGAGCAAAGTCAGTCTCTTTTGAACGAACTATCCGGGGATAAGGGCGAGTTGGTTAAGCAGATGATGAGCCTTTATATCGAGAGAATAAACCGGATGATTGCAGAAGACCCAGAGTGTCAGACATACGAGAAATTACTAAGCACTATTAAATACAGCGTAAATATCGGCAAGAAAATCGTGGAGGACAGAGCGAGAGGTCTTGTCGATCTATAGCCTTCGGGCCTGAAAAGATTCCCCGAAGATATAAAGGAACCCGTTTTATCGGAGGAACGGACTCTTCCAACAATCCGAAAGGAGCGCAAAAATGCCAGATACCCAAGAAAAAATCCTGTCAGTAGAAGATGCCCAAGCTAAGATTCGGGAAGAATCGGTTTTTCCCGGCAAAGCGGATTCGGATAAAACCCCCGCTGAAATAGAAGCCGAGGAAAAGAAAGCCGAAGAAGAGGCCCAACAACTTGCCGAAAAAGAAGCGGAGGAGAAAGCTGAACTTGAAGCCAAGGAAGCCGAAGAGAAGAAAGCCGAGGAAGAAGCCGAAGCGGAACAGACCCGTAAAGAGGAAGAGGAGCGCCTTGAAAAAGAGCGTATAGAGAAAGAAGAGAAGTTTGAATACAAATCTCAAGAAGAGGCTGAAAAGGGCGCAAGAGAAGCCAAGCGAAAGATGCACGAGGCTACCGCTCAAGCCAAGGCTTTACAGGAAGAAATCGAATCTCTTAGAAAAGAGACTTCCAAGGCAGTTAAAACGGGCGACATTACCAAAAAAGAAGGTTCAGACCTTAAAGACATATTCGTAAACATGCTGACCAAAATCAACGACCTTGACACATCCGATGATGATTACACAGGAAAGCTTGCCGATATTTGGGCAAAGGGTCTTGGTGAAGGTTTCTCGGTCAAGGAACAGGAACGTATCGCCGCTGATAGCGCAAGAAAGGCGAAAGAAGACGAGGATAAAAGCATTGTCGATAAGGCGACCACCCTGGCGAAGAACGCAGGGCTGGAAATGGATTTCACCAGGGACGATAAAGGCAACCCAGTTTCGACCATAGATTATGATTTATTCTGGGCGGTTGTCACAAAATCCAAGCCCGTTGGTGAAACTCTTGAGGACAGGATCGAATGGGTTATCAACGAGGTAAAGCAGAAAAGAACAGAGGATAGGGAGAAAATTATCAACCAACAAAAAATCCTGAACGAGAAGCAAAAGAAAGCGCAGGATAAAAATAAAGTGCTCGAAAAAGGTGTGACGATAACAAAGGAAAAAGAGAAAGACGAAACTCCGTTATCCATCACCGATGCTTTAAGGAGAGTCGAGCGTAGAGTATAGGAGGATTTATGAGCGCACACAATTGGACATACGATGCTGATATTGGGGTACATAAAAACCACTTTATGAGTAACAAGCTCCTACTTACAGCTTTAGGGGCTTGTAAAATAGTTCCCTTTACCAAGCCGTTTCCTGGTGTTGGGAACACGGTAAAAGGCAAGGGCGAAACCATCAACATCATGCACCTGAACGAACTGACCGATCCCACGACCACACGGCTTGAGGAAGATACCAGAGTTCCGATTGACAAGCTGACCCTCGGCAACCGGACGGTAACGCTGGTTGAATGGGGCCGTGGTGTTGAGTACAAAAATCTCGCAGAGCAGCTTTCAAAGTTCAGACCTTCCAGTTATTTGCAGAAGGCTTTGATGCGACAGATGGAAAGGGCGCTAGATACGACCGCCGCCGCTGCTTTCAAGCACACAGATGTAAAGATTTGTTTTATCCCGACATCACTGACCGGCGGTACTTTCGATACGGACGGAACTCCGTCCAGCACGGCGACAGCGAATCTCACCTTTGACCATATGGGTGTACTGGCCGACTACATTGCCGGCGACATTCATACCCCCCCGTATGAGGGCGATGACTATATCATGCTTTCATGCCGGAAGACTTTAAGGGGATTAAAGCAGGATACCTTGTGGCAGACTCTTCATATGTATCTCCAGAAGGGCGATTTGTTCTTCAAGGGAGAGGTCGGCAAGGCTGAGAACATCAGGTGTATTCAGGTAGATCGTGAAGCTGCGCTTTCCAACACGGCAGGGGCATCAACGGTTCTGGGTGAAGCGGTTGTTTTTGGCGATGAGGCTGTTGGTTACGCCGAGGCCGAATCACCGCAGTTGTACGCCAGCCCGAACTACCAGGACGATTTCGGAAGATCGAAAGCCGTTGCGTGGCGGGGAATCTATGTTTTCGGTAGTGTGTGGGATTCAGCCGATGATGGAAAGGCAAAAATAATAAGGATTACAAGCGCATAGACATCAGGATGATTTTGGTCGTAAAATAGCGGTTTAACGAAATAAGTAAAGGAGAATAATTATGTACGGGTCATATAGTAAAAGTAAATGTTTAGGAACGTATATGGACGACGCTGCCAAGGCTACAGCACTTAACTACAATCAGGCGATTGGTGTTATAAAAAGTTTTTGGATGATGCCGGAGCCGATTTGCGTTACAAGGTTTTCCATCCAGGCAGTCACGGCGTGTGTTATGACAACCGCAGCTACGATATCTTTATTTAGACGGGCAAAGGTCAACATCCCGACAGGTGGTGCAGACGATACAAGTTCTACCGCCGCTTTTATGACTGATAGCGGTGAGTCTTTTACCACGGACGAGTTTGTTGGCTGGACTATTTATAACATAACAAGCAAAAGTTCCGGGATTATCACAGCAAACACCGATACTACCGTAACGGCTGCAATGTATTTAGATTCAGACGGCACAACTGCTGATACGTGGAACAGTGGCGATACGTATGAAATTGGCTATAAAATAGCCACCGTTATTATACCAATCGGCACAACGGCAGTAGGCGATGTTATTTATAAAGACATCGACAATGCTCAACTCGTAGAAGGAAGCGGGCCTACCGCAATCTATAAAAAAAGAGGGGTAGCAGACATCTATGCCGGTGAGCAGTTGGCAGTATTTCCTACTGTCGCAGTGGGGGCTGGTGCTGGAACATATCAACCTTATGTTTTCGGACATCCGATGGCGGAAGTTGCAGGCAATCAAGCTAAAATGACCGCTTCAACGTAAAGTAACCGGGGGGAGCGATGTTGAAATGAGACCAAGTTGTATCTATTGTGGCAAACCAGTTGAAAGTAAAGGTCGCTCATTTAGTGGAAAAAAAATATGGAATAAAGTTTGTTCCACTTGCAGAGCTAAACTTAAAAAAAACTTTCCAGTTAGTGTTTTAATGATGGAGAGAAAAAAATGTTATCAGTGTGGATTTGTTGCAATTAATCCATGTCAATTAGATGTAGATCACATTGATGGAAATTCTAAAAACACTAAAATAGAAAACTTTCAAATTATTTGTGCCAATTGCCATCGTTTAAAAACATTTCTTAATAAAGACTGGAAACAGTTTAATAAAAAAATAGATAAACAACTTAAATTATTTAAACATCGCTCCCCCCTAAACAATCCTTAACGCCCCAACAGGGGTAGAAAGATAATGGAGGATACAAGATGACAGCATTAGTAGCAACGGACGTTACAGAAACGTTAAACACAAGAGACAGGCATGTTCTTGGCAGTTTGAGAATGTCGAGAGGAAGTCTTGCCTTTGGAGATGGAGCCTTAACTTATCCTTACGGTGGAGTTCCCATGCCCGCAGTTGGTAAGTTCGGCATGAACAGAGAAGTGTCTGAAATGAACATAACGGATGCTTCCGGGGCTGGGTATGATTTTCGATATGACCAGACGAATCGTACGCTTAAACTTTTCGCACAGGCACCCCCGATTGTGTACGAGGAAAAACACACGGCGGTGGCTTACACGATTACCCTTGATTATCCGGCGGCTTTTATTATCAACGTGGCTAAATCAGGACAGGGTTATGCATGGGAGAAGACCGGCACGGCTTATGCTTCTTTGACCGCCAATGCTTTCTGTCTTGCTTCGGCAATGGCAGAAGGTGAGCGAACACAGATTACGACAGCCGGTGAAACCGATGTCGTATATGTAACCTACATTACCCAGGCGTGGAGAGATGTTTGGGACAATCTCGTTCAGGAGGAAGCTGTTACTGCGGCAGACGGAAATGTGACCCTGACGAGTGGAAACAAGATGCTGATGTTTGGTTATTGTTATTCATCGGAGGCCACGGCGGTTAGCCTTATACCTGTAGATAATGCCGAAGCTGCTTCAACTGCTGCTGGCGAGGTTGCCATTAAATTCAATTCGGCTACGGCTCAGTTACGGTTTAACGCCGCAGAGGACGGCGATGCTTGTGTGATAACTTACGTCAAGCGTCCTACCTCTGGTTTTCTTAATGACCGTGCTGTTGCCGAGGAAGATGCTACCAATACTTCGGGTATAAATACCCTGGATAATTGTTGTCTTGCATGGGGTATTAGCGGATTTGTACTTGCAAACGGTCAGGACAGCAAACGATTGATTACCCAGTATGAAGACCCCGCTACCGGAGAGGCTAATATAAACTGGGGTGCTATCGGTGGGGCAGCGGCAGATGCGGCACCATCCGATTTGTTTACAATCGCACTTGACGATGACCATGCGATTACATGCGCAGCATACGTCTATGGCTATCCGTGGGAAATTCCGGGAGTTGTTCCTCTTGAAATTCGAGACGGTTCAATTCTTCAAGCAACGACATTAAGATTCATGGCTTGGGGACGCTAGTTTAACCGGGAGGGTGTAAAAAGCCCTCCCCATATTTTAAAGGAGTGAGGAATGCAGGTAATTAACACCAGTGGTTACGGGGATTTAACCTTTATTAGAACTTGGTCGGACGGGTCTATTCATATCGGCAAACTTGCAGAAGGTGGATACTGCCACATTGGGGGACCGTCCATTGCGTCAAAGCGAGAACTTGAAACTGCGATTCCAGGTGGTAAATACCTGGATGAAGCCCTTGACTGGTGGGAAAACAAAGACAAGGTTGAAGTCAAGAAGGACAGACCCAAGGTTATGCTTATGGAAGATGGTTCTTACACTCTCAGCGACGGCAGCCCAATTAAAGGTGTGGGCGATTTAATCGCTTATATTCCACCGGGGCCCGCCCTTGATGCTGCGGTTTTATGGTATGTCGAGAAACACAAGGATAAGATCAAAGAACATGCATCCGACAAGGAAACGACGGATCAGCAAACGGCGGAGAACAAAGAAGAGTTGGCGAAGCGAACCTGTACCTGTAGTTTTATAGCAAAGCGGGTCATAAATAATGATGGTTCGGTGAATCTTACCGGCCTAGGCGCTCACCAAAGAACCTGTAAGGTTCATCAGGCACGACAGGTCGTCTAATGACAGATTATTTACGAATGTGTCCTTCCCCTTCGTGTAAGCTGGTGTATAAACCCGATCCTCGCGTGTACGAAGACCCCGATACCTTTTGCCCTAAATGCGGCACAAGGCTTGTGAAGGAAGAATATGAAAGCGAGGAATAATGAATTTATTGAGACTGGAATACGAACTATCCCTGATAGTTAAGGACTCTCGGTTTGAAGACGATTTTAAGACCTGGATAAACG